TGATGCTCGGTTTTAATATAGAAATGAGTTATATACCTGTATTGCGAGAATATGTTCGAACAATGTTACATTTACTTCGTAAAGTTCAGAAGAAGGAATTTGTTGATTATGAAAATAATTACAAGAGTCTTTGTAAAGAGAAACACGAACCATCTAATGATACTTATGAATTTTTTTATGACCGTTATGGTTTAACTGTTAGTGAAATTGAAATGAGTATTGTTAAGGTGCTGAGTTCAGCAGATTGTACGACGTCGTGCTTAGATTGGCCAGATCTGGCCTATCTAATGTCACGCGACGTATAGTCGCTATCGGCTTGCTCATAATAAGAGATTATGAGTTTTGCATATCATGGAAATTATTGTGGGCCTTGGTGGTCTGCAGGTGCTTATCAAACTTCAGTTTATTCCGATGTTGAAGCTGTTGATGAGTTTGATCAAGTATGTAAAGAACACGATGCAGTGTATGCATTAGGTGGAAATTTAGAAGAAGCTGATTACGATTTCTTCCGTAAATCAGCAAAATTGGGAAAGAAAGCGTTTTTAGCTGCTTTGGCAGTTGGGAGTCAAGCTGTAGTACGTACTGGTAGCGCTCAGTATAATAATATTGCTATGACACCCAAGTTTCGTAAAAACCAACTTAGCCCTGTTGCTATTCCGACTCCTAAGTCTAATCGGTCGAATCGTTCGATGCAGACACCAGCCAGCTCTACGACGAGTTTGGGTGGTGTTCAGGTATCGGCGCCGGCTGCTATTTCATCTGTTATGGCAGCTCGTCCGACTAAAACTAGAAATGTTAAGGATGGAATTTTTGTCTCTGGTAGAGAATTTATCAGTACCGTGGAAGCTCAAGGTGTTTCTACGTTTGGTATTGGTAAGTCTGCTCTTCTTGCTCCGGCTTATTTTTCCGGTGGCATTTTGGGACAGTTATCCCGGGCGTATCAGTATTATCGTTGGAAACGGCTTATTGTACATTATGTACCAAAAGTCGCAACTAATACTGTCGGTGAAATTGTCCTTTGTTCAGGTGACAATATTAATCAGCCTGCACTCCAGCCGGAAGCTTCAAATTTTCTTCAACGTGCGTTAGTAAGTGGTAATGGTGTTATGGGACCATTATGGATGCCACTAACCATGGAAATTTACACCGATGCCATTAGAAGATTTCTTGACCCGTTAGTTAACGTTGATATTAACGAAAATATTTTTTGTGAATTACAGTGTTATACTAATATTGGTACAACTGCTCAACCTGGTTATTTGTGGTTAGATTATGAAGTTGAACTTACATGCCCTATGCTCACACCTCATACGACTACTATACCAATTGCAAGCGGTCCTGGTCAACGTGCCATTCTTACTGATACTTCTACTACTAATGCTATTGGTAATGCAGTTAGTTTGTTGGAAACAACCACAACTGGACTCAATAACCTTAATAGTGGTGCCATATATCGCTGTGTGTTTGATATTCAAGGTAGTTCTGCTCCTGCTGGATCCTCTTTTGGATCTATGTGGGGTTACGATGTTAACTCTATAGTTTCAGCGCCAACCCCAACATTTGCTAGTACTTCAACTGGATTTGCTGTTACTGGAGGTTTTGTCTTCTATTTAGTTGTCTTCTCAGGTTCGTTTCGTGTTTACGCTACGTTAGAAGGCGCTGTTGGAGGTTCTGCTTCTACACAAATAGTTTATTTGCAAGCTACTACAGGTTCTGGAGCTTATTTTGTTGATTATGCCTTAGTTCGCCAATCTGGCAAGAACTTCCCTAATGTGCAATAGTGATAAGCCGTTCACTTCTCTTAATT